GTGCGCGCCCCGACTCCATCATCATGTTGCCGGCGTTGACGCCGTACTGCCCGGCGGCGTTCGTCACCTGATTGGTGGCCATCTGCCCGGCGCCATAGAGGCCGCCAAGCGCGCCGATGCGCTCGTTCTTGAGCGCCTGTGCGCGGTTAAAGGCGTTCATGTACTCCTGCGAAGCCATGTCCTGCCCGAAGCGACCCGCGGCCTTGAGCGCAGCACCCGACATCATGCCCCCGCGTGCCGCTGCGGTGCGGTCGAGCGCCTTCATGCCTTCGGACAGCCGGAACCCGTAGCCGGGATCCATTTCAAGGTCGGCCATCGTGAACTGCCGCCCGATGCTGCCATACCCTTCCGAGTTGGCGTCCCCGCCAAGGCCAAGCATCCGCATCAGTTCGTTCTGACTGGTGATGCCCGCCTGCCGAAACGGCTCGTTGAGTTCAACCTGGCGGTTGAACATTTCTCGCTGCAACTGCGCCGACTGATCGGCCGCCTGCTGCTGCGCGCGCGAGGCTTTGCGCGAGGCGCGAGCGGACATACCTCCGCCGATAAGCGCGGAGCCGATGATTGCCGTTTCAATGCCCATTTGCGTGACCTCTCACATACAGGCCGTCATGGGCATCAAAGCCCAAGCGGCGCAAAATGTCGTGCATATATTCGTGCCCGTCCGTTACGCGGGTGACAACCCGTTCACGGTCAAACAGCTTGGCTAGCAAGCCCTTCGTCGCCCATCGCCGCCGCCAAGTCGGCAGCACGGATACGTGCAACTCGTCGCCGTTGAAGTACACCGCACCAATGCACACGCCGTTGCGGACAAGCGCCTTGATGTCCCAATCTTCCATCGCGGCGGCGTAACTGTCAAATGACGGGCGGTCGTTCCAGTCGGTCGCGTGATAGCCGACCTGCAACGCTTGCGCTCGGTCGTCTACCAGCTCCGTCACGACACTTCCCTGCCCGAACAGCGGATGTTGATGGCCGACGCCGTACCGGCGATGGTCGAAATATACCCGCCCGGTGCCAGGATGTGGCCGACCAGTTCGGGGAAAGTGTAAGTTTCGTTCGGCAACAAGGTCTTGGTCTTGACGATCAAGTTCTGGTTGCCCGTCGAGTCGTACTGCGTCACCAAGTTGACCGACAGCGTAGCCGCCGACGCGCTGTAGTTGGTCGCCGTGAACTTGTCGATGATGGCCGACACGTTCGCCGCAGTGTACTGCGTGGTTTGCGCGTTCTCCGCCGTCTTGGACGGAATCAAGGGTTTGACGCTGACTGCCATGACCTACCCCTAGAAAGTAAACACCATGCGAACGCGACCGCTTTGACCAGGCCGACCGCCAAGGAAACTGCCGTTACCGCCGCCTCCCGCCGTCAAGCTCCCGTCGCCCACGATACCGGCGGCGCCAAACGAAGTATACGCCGCTCCACCGTTGCCGGTAGTGTTTGTAGTGTTGCCGCCCGTAGCCGTACCGCCAGCGCCTTGCGTTTGTAGCGGGTCGGCGCTACCCGGCTGACCGCCATTCGCGGTCATGGTCGCAAGGGTGTATGTGCCGCTGTAAGCGTTGGAGAAGCCTCCCGCCGTAGCCGATCCGGCGCCCGCGCCCCCCGCACCCACGGTGTACAGGATTGTCTTGCCGTCCTGCCCGCTCAAAATTAGCACGGTCTTGGCGTATCCGCCGCCGCCGCCGCCACCGCCGTCAATGATGTCAGGCTCTCCGGGCGCCAAGAAAATCTCGTAGCCGGTGGCGCCGCCGCCGCCGCCGCCCCACACTTGGATGGTGACGCCGGTTGCGCCCGTGGGGATGACAACGGAGCCGGTGCCGGGTTCGGAGTAGTCGTACACCCCGGCACCCGCGCCGCCAACGCTGCCGTTGAAGAAGGACGCAAGCGTAGCGCCGCCCATGTCAGGTCAGCCCCGCCCCGCTGATAAGCCACGACGCCGCCGAAATCTTGATAAGGGTAGCGACACCGTTACGCGCAAGCGTGCGGGTGCCAGTCGTGGTGCTGTTGGCGAGGGTCATCGTATCGGTCGTGATAGCGATGGACAGCGCCGTAGCGTTGAGGTTGACGATGATGATGACGGTACCCAACGGAAACGCCGTGGCGCTGTTGGCCGGGACGGTCAGCGTCAGACTGCTGCCGTTCATCACTACGGACTTGCTGCGATCTGCCAGCACTAGCTCGTAACTAGCCGTCTTGGAGTTCTGCGGCGCGTCCAAGTAGCCCACCGAATGACTGACGCTAGGCGTAGCGTTGTCCGGTACGGTCGGAGTGCCGGTGAACGCAGGGCTGGCAAGCGGCGCATAGGTCGTCGCGGCGGCGGTCGTGGTCAGGGCGTTGGTGATGCCGTAGCCCGCAACGGTCGTCGGGGTGCCGGTGATGTCGGCCCACGCGACCCCGGCCAGACTCAAGTCGTTGAGGCCGGTTAGGTCGTCGTAGGTGCCAAGCGTCACGTCCGCCGCCGTCGTGAGGACGAACTTGTACGTGGCGCTTTCGGTCAGCCAAATCTCCTGCGTGACCCGACCTGCCGAGTCAAGGATGATAGGGTTGGTGTGCGGCGTAGCTCCCGAGGCGTCGGTATACGCCGCTTCGGGCGTGGTCGTACCGGCCTGATAGGTGAAAATCTTGCCGCCTGCCAACGGATTGCCGTTGTTGTCGAAGAACTGCGCGCCGGCGCCCGCCAGCGGAGAGAGGAACACGGTCATATGTACACCTGCGTCATGGTGAGGATGACGGAGGGTATGCCAGGGACAACCCCCGCCGCCGCCTTGGATTGTATCTGCACGGTCGTGTCATCGACCGCCCACATCAACTGAAAGTAGTCACCGTCCGACATGGAGACAAACAGATTGGCCGCAACAAAAAGTTCGGCGTTGTTGCCTTGGATGCGCACTTCGGAGGCAGAGTCAGCGATGTTGTTGCCGTTGATGCGCCCCCACACCCAAAAGAGGCCGGTGCCGCCGGCGGTCTTGTCCAGTTGCAGCGAAAACTGCATGTTGTAGACCGCCGGGCGCGTGACCTTGATGCGGGTGGAATCGCCCGGATCGACGTACACGCCATAGCGGTTGGACGACGTGTTGAACTGCATCGCATAGGCCGTGTTGATAGCCGCCGCCGTCTGCGTGGTCGTGTCGTAGAACTGCCCGTAGTTGATGGGGTTCGGCTCAAACCGCGGCGGGCCGACCTGCAACCCGCGAACCGCCGCTTCAACTTGCGACAACTCGGCGTCGGTCACGTTGTTGGGCGGCGTCAGCTCCAGATCGGCAAGCGTGGCGTCGGTCGTACCGCCGCCCGTCAGCCGGAATTGGTTGTTGAGGTAGCGGAACCACTCCCGCGAAATCAGGCCGGTGCGCTCGTCAATAAGCGGTACGCGCGGGGCGGGGATGGTAGTCGTGTTAGGCATTGGTGCCGTCCAGAATCAGGTCAGCGCCCATGATGGCCGTCACAACGGGGTCGGCACCCGATACCTCGTACACCCGGTCGCGCGACTTGAGCGTAGCGCCCAAGCGGTTCCAGATTACGCGGGTCTGCGTAGCGCCGATGCGCCCGACCGGCTGCCAATGCTCGTTGCCCCAAGTGTGGCCGCCATCGTCCGACCATCGGAGCATCATCTGCGGGTCAGCCCCGTCCGTAATCGCCAAGGACACCAGAAGCGCCTCGCCGGATTCGGTGGTCAGCACATCGCCAGTTTCGGCGGCAAGCAAATCGACGGAATCAAAGGCACCGTAGCCCGACAAGCCAACGCCGGTCTGGCAGTCCAGTTGCAGGCGGCGATGTATCGTTCGCTTAAGGTTGTTCTGCCCTGGCGCAAGTACGCGCCACGACCGCAGCCACTTTTGCTCGGCGCCGTTGTCAGAGTAGTAGGCAAGGTCAAAGGCGTACAAGTTGCCGTTCTCAAAGTCCCCCACCAACGGCGCGGCGTTGAACCGCGCTTGGCAGTTAGATCGGTGCCGGCGGAACCGCCCGCGGTCAAGTGCGGCGCGTTCGTGCCAAGCGTTGGTCGCGGCGTCGTACACCCAAGTCGTCTCGGCGCTCGGGAAGATAAGCACATAGAAGGCGTGGCCGTCCTGCTGGTAAGTGTACGCCAGCGCGTCCGACATGTCGGCGTAGCCTTGAATGGCGAACTCAACGGCGTGGGTGGACACCCGCACGCCCTGATAACCCTGCGCCCGGTAGACGATGCCCTGACCGCGCGCGTCGGCGCCAAGCCAAAACACGCTGTTGTCAAGCTTGGCGACTGAGTAGGGGGCGATGCAGCCGATTTCGTTGTATGCGCCTTGGATGCGCTCCAACGGGAAGTCGGGGTTGCCCGAGTTGTACCAAACCTCAACCGAGTTAGTGCCGAACAGCCACACTTCTCGGTGATCAATCGCCAACGACACTAGCCCATCCGGCGAACCTTCGGCGCTAGCAAAGTCTAGCGGATCAACGGAGAACCCGTTAAGCAAGTCCGTCACCCACACCCGTTGGCTGCTCGGCTCGTTGAACACGAAATAGCCATCAAGGTAGCCGACGTTGACCGCGCCGGGAAAGTCCGGGTCGGTAATCTTGGCGAACGCCGCCGTGTTGAAGTTGTAGATGAACCCGTCCGGGTTGCAGGCAATGAACAACTGCGTGCCGTTGTCGGCCATTGACACCGGGCCAAAGCCCGTGATGTCGCCCAACTTAATCTGCGTCAGGTTGGCGGCGACCTTGTAGAACTCCGTGCCGGTGGCCACGTACACATCCGTGCCGTGCGCCCACAGCCCTCGGATAGGGCCGGTGCCAACCGTAGCGACCAGACGCAGCCCAGGGCATCGTTGCAGGTACGCAGGCTCCTTGCCGCCCTCGGGGATTGCTTCCGGGTACAGGTTGACCATCCGATTGTCAGCCGCGTTCGGGCTGCGGAGGACATAGCTGCTACCAAGGATGGGCGTTTTCATGCGCAAACTTACGGAGCGTCACCCAGAGTCGTAAGGGCTTCGTAATACACCAATGCGCGAATCGAACCTTGAGCCGTAAACGAACCTCCGCCGTTGCGCGTTATGTTGACAAAAAGCGTATTGGTCGTGATGTCTGACGCTCCGTTCGTGTTGTACAGCACATTGACTTTCGTGTTCTTTGCCACCGCTTGAGCAGTCGCTATGGTAGCGGTACTGCCTCCCGCATACGCTGCATCCCACAGTTGGCCGGATGCCAACGCAGACTCGACGCGCAACTGGCACCCGATGATGCGAGCGCCGACCGGTACTTCCATCGCAAGGCTCACGGTCGCCGTGGCCGTGATGCTGCCGACCGTCTCAGCCGTGGCCAGACCGACCGGGTAACCGAGCATGTCCTCGTTGAGGTTCCGATCACCGATGTTCCGGTACGTCGCGCTCACGCCCCACGGATTGGCGCTTCTGGAGGCGTACAGGCTGTGCAGGATGTTCCCGGACATGATGTTGTCCGTGTCGGACACGGCAGCGAAGTTCACCCCGATGGAAAGCGTCGGGGTTCCCTTGTCATCGCGCACCGTGTTTTTGGTGACTTCGTTGAACGAGCAATTGCCGACGAAATGGAACCCGCGCCACGGAGGCGTGTAAATGGCGTCTTTGATGATGTTCCCGCTAATCTTGGAGAACCGAACGCGATCAAAGTACATGCCGAACACACCGGCTTGCCCGACGATGATGTTGTCCGCAATCAGAGTTCCATCCATGAAATAGGACGTGTTGCTGTGGAACACGGCTATCGGGGACGGGGTAGATCCGCCAGGGTCGCCACACAGAGAAATGGTATTTCCGCAGATGCTGTTGCCGACGCAGTTGGCCGTCGTGTAGGTAGCATCGCCACGGAAGTAGATGCCATACGCCGCCGACGAATCTGCCGCTTTCAGCGTGTTGTTTGAGATGGTGATGTAGCTCAGGCCGTCAGCGTTCGTGGATACCAAGTCGTTGACGATAATGCCGTGGGCGTTAAACGCGCTGATGGTGTTGTTTGAGATGATGGAATAAGACCCCTGCTCAAGGACAATCCCGCTGTTCGTGTTCAGCAGGTTGTTTCCAGAAATGTTGTTGTAGATGCCGTGAACTTTCAGCGACGAGCCGATTTTCTGGGTAATGTTTACCAGCGTCGTGTAGCTGATGTTGTTGCAGATAGTGTTGTAGTTGTTCTGTCCGACGGTCGTTCCCGACGGGTGATACATATACAGGTCGTGATCGACCATGTTCTTGAAGAAGTTGTTAGAGACTTCCGAGTGGTTCGTCTGCCACATGAAGATGCCTTCGGCAAACGTGTTCCCGGCGTCATCGTCGACGAACTTGTTTCCCGTGATGAGGCTGTAGTCGCTGCTGTAGCAATACACCGCGTAGTAGTTGATACCGGCGACGTTCGGCGTGTCCTTGCAATTCGCCACGGTGTCACCGCCGACGAAGGTGCAGTTCACGATCTTGATGTAGTCCGAGTCGGTGTAGATGACACCGGCCTGCGGGACATCCACAAGCGTCAAATTCTGAATCGTGACGTTATCGGCCGAGTTGACTTTGATTAGACTCGGGATGTACTGGATGTCCGTGATGACGGCGTGCGTGAAGATGCCTGGGCCGACCAGAGAGCCGCTGCCCTCGATGGTCACGTTGTCAGCCGTCACAAGGAAGATGGTCGGCGGGTTTACTTGGTACTCGTAGCGCGTTGTCTGGATTTTGCCGTCAACGCGAATGGTCATTGCTTTGTTGACATTGATGCTAGCGGTTACCTTGTAATTCCCCTCCGGGAACCACACCTCGTCAGCGGCGCTGATTGCCGACTGGATCGCCGCCGTGTCGTCCGTCACGCCATCGCCGACCGCGCCAAAGTCCTTCACGCTCACCGTGTCGCGCAACTTGTTTTGAATGGTGCGGTTTTGCGCACCCACCCCTGCTTGGGCAAAGCCCAACTGGCTGATAGCCGCTCGCTTGGTATCCCCGCCCTGATTGATAGGCAGTTCGCTCGTAGGGGCGACCGGCGACGTTGCGGCCGGAAGCTGCGAAATCTTGATGTTGGCCATGTCAGTAATTTCCGGCAAAGATGTTGAAGCGGTTACGCCGCGCCATGAGGCTGTACGGCATCGCCATGATGTCCTTCGGCGCGTTGATGCGCTTGATGTCGCGCTTGCTCGCCATAGCGATCCGCTGCACCTGCGGCGTCGGCTCCACGCCGAACTCCGGCGCAAGCTCCATCGCCAAGTTGTAGGTGAACGCTCGCAGATAGCCAGGCGGGAACGCCAACTCGGTCGTAAACGTAGCCGGCTGCGTCAGCGGCTTGACCGAAATGAAGTGGAACTCCAGAGCGCGCGACGGCACCGGGTAGACGTGAATCGTCACGTCCGGGTAGGTCATGTTGACCCACATGACTTGCGGAAAGGTGCTAGTAACCGTTTTGACCGCGATGTTGTTGTACTGCAACTCGTTTAGCAGTTTGATGCCATACGAGACATTCGTGGTCGGGTCGCGGAAGTAGGTGGCATCGTCAATCAGCACCGGGCGGTCTGCCACAATGTTGCCGGTCGGGCCGAAAGTCTGCACGCGCTCGTTGACCGGCCACGTGTGCGTCTGGTCGAGGGTGGAGAACACGGCCAAACGCTCCGTGTTCCAACTGTCCACCATCTGGTCGAACGCCGCGAGGGCGTCTTGCGCCATCGCAGCGGAGGGCGTCTCGCTTTCCGCCAGCACGCCAAGCAGGCGCAGCGCCCGAGTAATCTGATCGCCTGCCGTCGCCATGCGCTATTCCTCGGTCGTTCGGCGGCGCCGTTTGACCTCAAGGGTGTTCATCGGTTCGCCGTCCTGCACAAGCGCAGGCGGCTCCTGCGGGTCGTACTGCAACCACCCGTTGCGCAAGTCGGCGGCCATTTCCATTTCGGAAATGGCCACCTTGTTGCCGTGCCGCGGGTGGCGCAGGTAGAAGTGCATCAGGCCGGCGCGATGACGAGCGCGTAGACCGGGACAGTCACCGTGTTGGCGAGCGTGCCGGTGGCAGCAGCGCGAACACGCAACCGATCACCGCGCGCGACGACGAGATTCGCCGCCGTGCCGTTCAGCGCCAAGTCACGGCGACCGTTGGCGACCAGCGCCGAACCGCCCGTGACCTGCGTGGTGTTCGCAGCCGTAGCCGCAAGCACCGCCGTCGAACCCGCGCCGGCTTGGCCCAGGTTCGTGATGCTGAACGTGATGAAGTTGGTGTTGTTGGCCGCCAACGCATCCGCGCCCGAAAACATCGCCGCCGTAATCACGCCGTTGAAGGGCGCGATGATGGCGTTGTCGGTGTTGCCGGTCGTGGCCACGGTAACGCTGTGCGTCTGCACCACCGCACCCGCAAACAGACCGTTCTCGGTCAGCGCAGCGGGGGCGATAGTGGTGCCAGACTCAAGTGCCGGGTCAGCGTATGCAACGCCAACAGGCTTGGAATTGGGCATCGAAGTTCTCCTAGAAAGGAGCGGCCCCCGCGTCGATTAGACGCAGGGGCCGCAAGCCGTTACACGCGGTAGGCGACCCAAGTACCGTCAGTCACCTTGCGAGCGCGGTAGCGCCCCGAAGTGCTGATGGCAACCGTGGCCGAACCCACAACCGAGAAGCCCGTGCCGCCGTTGAGCGTCACCGCACCCGAGGCCGAACCCAGGTTGACGATGACGAACTCAAACGCCGAGTTGGCGCCCATGTTCGGCTCCGCCGCGTCCATGAGCGCAGCGGTGGGCAGCGTAAAGCCGACCGCCGAAGCGTTGGTAGACGTGATGAGGCCGTTGACGAGATCGCTCGACACAAGGGTGACAGTCGTGCCGGTGTAGGCGACGGGAGCCGCCTGCGGCGAAAACTGCACTTCATCCGGGTTGCCGGTGCCGACCTGGTATCCACCAGCGCCATTTGCAATAGCCATGTTTGAAAACCTCCTGAAAGGGTTGGTGGATTAGCCCCAGACGCGGGTGGCGAGCTGCGGGCGGATGACTCCGTAACCGTACAGCACGTCGATGCGGCAAGGCATCCGGTCGTTGTTGATGTCGTACTGGCGCACGATACGCAGGCTGATGCCGTTGTGAACCTGCCGCGAGGCCATGTCAACGCCCTGCGGGAGCAGGAGGTCGGCGGTGGCGAACGAAATCGCGTCCTTGTGGTACGCGAGGTTCTGCGGGTAGCTGGTGCTGGCGGCACCAACGAAGGTCACGACGGCGCTGTTCTGCGGGAACGAATCCACGGTGGCAAGCGGGTGCGACGAGGTGAAGATAGCCGGGCTGATCTTTACGTTCGTGAACGCGCTGGCCGCAGCCGTGTTGGCTTCGGTCACGACGAACTGCTGGAGCGAGCCGGTCGATTCGCGGGTCTGCGGGTTGACCGCAAACACGTTGGCGATGGTGAACACATCGCCCACCGCAAGGGTGTGGCCGGTCGTGCCGTTGAACGAAATGGTGCTGGCGCCCTGCGCCGACACCGTGCCGTTCACCGTGATGCTGCCCGAACGGGAACCCGTCACGAACTGCTTGATGGACTGCGACATGCCGATTTCGTCGAAGCCGAGGATGCCCTCGCCCATCATGCCGCCCTTGAACTGCTTGCTCACGGTGCTGACGGGGTTGAACAAGCCCTTCATGCCCTCGACCAAGCCGGCGTTGGCAGCCGGGTTGACCGTGAGGTAGCGCGGCGACATCGGCGCAGCGGCCTCGTTGAGCTTCTGGTTGGCCTGGAGCAGAACCAGCGAGGTCGCAGGCGTGGTGCCGGGGGTGCCGACCGACTGGTAGATGCCGTTGTAGGCGTTCGCCACATCGGCGTCCACGCTCGACGCAAGCTGCGAGATACGCGGCTTGAGGACGCGCTCCGCGAAGTCGTCCAACGACAGCGCAAGCTCGGCAGACGTGAAGTTCACGCCGACGTGCTTCTGGCTGGACACGGTGAGCGAGGTGAACTGCTCGTTGTCGGACTGCACCTGGAGGGCAGCACCGTCCGTCACCAGCGCACGATCCGGGAGACGGATGCGCAGGGTCGAGCCGATCTTGGCGCCTTCGACGGCGAACGAGTCGTCGTATTGGCGGTTGACGTTGCGGGTGATCACCAAGTTGTTCTCAAGGATCTCAAGAGCCTTGCGGGTGATCATGTCGATGGTAAGCAGTGAATTGGCCACGGATGTCTCCGAAAGTAAGGGTTAGCGGTTCCGCGCTTCCCACATCTTCTGCTGCCGCAGGCGCTCGGCTTCAATCCACTCCGACGTACTCATGTCCTTGATGGATCGAGGGTCGGTCGTGTCTCTCGCCGGCGCACCTGTCGTCCGCGCCGTTACCGGCGTGATGGGGGGTGGCGCACTGGTCGTCCTGCGAACCGGGGCGGGGTTGTCAGCCAACTTCGCTTCGATTCGCCCAATCTCTTTGGCTTGCAGAAACGGTGCCAAGCGGGAAATACGGTCTGCTTCCTTGGGGTTAGACCCAAGGTAGTAGGCCACATCGGGGCCGACATCGGACGCTTGAATCGTCTCGGCCATCACGGTCGTGATTCGCAGCGAGGGGTTGTAGGCGACTTGCTCGAAGTCGTCGTACTTATCCCGCGCCGATTCCTCACGCTCCTGATACGCCGAAAGCCGGTCAAGGCGCTCGCGTTCAGCCTCGCGTTGGGCGAGAAGTTCCGCGGCTTTGCGTTCGGCCAGAGCCTCCGCATACGCCTCGGGATCCTCGTCCTTGGGCGGCAACGGCGCGTCGGCTCGGGGAGCCTCCGGTGCCTTCACCGCCTGTTCGCGTTCCCACTTGCGCCGTTCACGCGCAAGCCTCTTACCTACCGCCGCGTCCAGTTCCTCTTGGGTAAAGGTCTTGGAGGCAGGTGTTTCTTCCGGCTTTGCCGCCTCGGGGGCAGCAACTTCGGGTTCCGGGGTCGCCGTGACTTCCGGTTCCAGCGCGGGAACTTCCCCCGCTACAGCTTCATTTTCGGACATGCGTGATCCTTGCGAATCCCTGGTCAACCGGGCCAGTACGGGTTACAGCATACGCTGTGGCGAAAAAGTGTCAAGCCTTCATGCGGGCGGCCATGTCCTGGAAGGACGCGACCTTGGCGTTAAAGGCTGCGCGCTCGGCGTCAAGCTTGGACGACGCATCGGCAAGCGCCTGTTCCTTGGCGGCGGCGGCGGACTCTCGGGCAGCGACATCGCGCTCTCGGCCGGCGGCCGCGGTTTCACGTGAAACAAGCACCGCACGGGCATCCGCCTCAGTACGGTCAAGCTCCTTCGCGCGCGCGTCCAGTTCAGCGGCCTTTGCCTTGCTCTTGGCATCCGCTGCCTTGGCGTCAGCGACCAGTTTGGCCGCCTGCTCCTTGGCTTCGGCAAGCTCCGCCGCCGCCGCCTCACGGTCTTTCAGCGCATCGTCAACGGCGGTGATTGCGCCCTGGCGCTTGCGCAACTCGTCGCGCAGTTCGGTCAGGCGCGCCAAGTCTAGCGGAAGCTGCCGGGTGTAGTAATCCACCGGGTCAAAAGCGGCGGTTTCGTTGGCTATGCTAGGCATGATGCACCCTTAAGCGTAGTAGCTGATGTTGAGGATGGCGCTGGCGGTCTGCTGGATGAAGCGAATCCGCGAGAGATCCCCGTCATACTGCAAGGTCACACCAGAAGCCAGCGGCATACCGACCGTCGTAGTCGGGTCGGTGCCGTCATCGCGCCAACGGACGCCGGCGCCTTCCGGCGTGATGATGGCAAGCGTCGGCTTGGCCGACAGCCCGTTAGCGTCCCGCGTGGGGACGGTGAGCGAAACCGCACCGGACAGCGAAGTGATCTGCTGGTACCCGATGCAGGAAGTAATCGCCTTGAGATTGATGGCCATAGTCAGATTCTCCTGCGTTCTGTGAAGGAACGCAACCGGATCAAGTTTATATCAACTGCAACGGGTGGGGGAACCACACCGCCGCCCCAAGAGTTACCCCAAGACGTCGCCCAGGAATTACCCCACGTCTTAAAAAGGAAAGCCATTACAGCGGCCCCCACTCGTTGCCGGCAGAGCCGGTGCCGACAACTTGCACGTCGTTGACGTACTGGATGTTGGCGTCTACCTGACCTGCAACCGTGAAGGTAAGCGAGTCCGTCTTGGCCTTCACCGCCGTCAGGTCCGCGCTTGTGGCAAGCCCCGCTTGGATTTCGGTTATGGCGCTGGTGGCAATGGACGCCGCGGTGATGGCGTCGTTGGCAATGCTTGACACCGTGACCGAACTGCCAGGGAGGGCGGCAAATACTTGTTCGCGCAAGTCAATCGGATCGGCGCCCGAGGCGGTAATGTGGAACACCAAGTCGCCAAGCGTGTCGGTGTTGCCCGAGGTCAAGGCAAGGCTATACCACCCGTCGCCGCGCTCGGTGACCGTAGGCGAAACAGACGCAAAAGCCGCGCCGTTCTTGGACAGCGTAATAGTCAGGGTCGCGCCCGTCTTGCCGGTCACATGGTCGGCAGAATCGGTCAGAAACACCATCAAGTTCCGCGCCGTCGATTGCTGAAGCATG